CAAGCTGATATTGTTCTTAAAGCAATTAAAGAGATTGGGAACATTACACGATGAACAAAGCAGACTGGGCTAATAACCTGACACTTGATCCTAACTGGCAGGAGTTGATGTCAGAGCTGAGATCGGTAGAGTTAGCTAAGTTTACTAATAGCGACTATCACGATGTAGAGGCCAGAGAACAGGCTTACATTAGATTGAGAACGCTAGAGAGTATTACTGACCACTTGGAAGGGCTGAAAGCTCAGAAAGCCATTGACAAGAAGCGTTGGAAGATTTTGTAGTCTGACATGGCAGTTCCATGTAAAATTAAGGAAATAACAACATGAGCGAAACGACTAGCGCGACACCTGAATCAGGTAGCGGAGAGTTGACAGTAAACGAAGCGGCTAACGCTTTCATGGGTTTAATGGGTAGTGACGAAGGCTCCGACGAAGGACAACCAGAAGCACAGGCTCAATCCGATGAGGACGAAGGCGAAGAACCAGAGGAAGAATCTAGCGATGATTCTGAAGGTGAAGAACAGGAAGATAGCGAACAAGAAGAACAGGAACGTACTTACCGTGTGAAGGCTGCCGGTGAAGAAAAGGACGTTACCCTCGACGAGCTTGTTAAGAATTATCAACTTGGCGCTGACTATACGAAAAAATCGCAGGCTGTAGCTGAAGAACGCAAGGTTGTTCAGGCCGAATACCAGGCGATTCAAGAGGCGAAGCAACTGAGAGATCAGTATGCACAGCGACTCCAGGTGACTGAGCAGATGCTTTCACGTGGGGAAGAACCAGAGAATCTTGACTACTTGAAGGAGACCGATCCAATCGGTTACGCCGTTAAGGTAGCGGAACTCTCACAAAAGGAAAAACAAATTGCTCAGGTACGTGCAGAACAAGCACGAATCAATGCACAGCAAGAGCAAGATAGGCAGCAGTGGATGTCTAACCTAGTCCGGCAGGAATCGGAAAAGTTAGCAACTGTGTTACCTGACTATGTTGATCCTGAAAAGGGTGAGTCACTGAGAAAGTCAGTGCGCTCATACGGTAAAGAGTTAGGGTTTTCAGATGAGGAATTGGCAAGCGTTGTTGATTCTCGTCACGTTATTACGTTATATAAGGCTATGCAGTACGACAAGCTACAAGCGTCGAAGCCTGCTATCAATAAGAAACTAGCTGAAGCCCCGAAAGTTATGAAGTCGGGAGTCTCGCAGTCTCGAGATACCAATAACGAGCAGTATAAGAAACAGAAAGCTAAGGCTAGGTCTACCGGAAGGGTAGCTGACGCTGCGGCACTATTTGAACGATTTATTTAAAGGAAATAATCATGCCTACATATCAAACATCTACCGCTATCGGTATGCGCGAGGACTTGTCCGACATCATCTATAATATCTCGCCTACTGAGACCCCAATCATGTCGTCGATTGGTCGTACCAAAGCTACCGCTGTTTACCACGAGTGGCAGACTGACTCGCTGGCCGCTGCTACCACTGCTAATGCAGCAGTCGAGGGCGCAGATGCAACGTCTGCAACGATGGCTCCTACGACCCGCGTTGGTAACTATACGCAAATCCTGCAAAAAACTGTCCAAGTTTCCGGCACTCTGGAGACTGTCAACAAAGCAGGCCGTAAGTCTGAGAAGGCTTATCAACTGTCGAAGGCTTCGCAAGAACTGAAGCGTGATCTGGAAACCATCATCACGGCTAACCAAGGCAAGTCGGCTGGTACGTCTACGGTTGCTCGCACTATGGGTTCGCTGCTGTCGTGGATCAAGACTAACTCGTCGCAAGGTAGTGGTGGTTCGGCTCCTGCAACTTCCGGTACTTCGACCCGTACTGATGGTACGCAGCGTACTGCTACCGAAGCACTGCTCAAGACTGTTATCGCTTCGATCTTTGATGCGGGTGGCAATCCTAAAGCTGTGTTTGTTGGCTCGGCTGGTAAGCAGAAGATGTCGACGTTTGCTGGTATCGCTGTCAATCGTTATCAGATCACCAAGCCTGAGGCTGGCGTGATTATCGGTGCTGCTGACATTTATCAGTCGGACTTCGGTCAACTGTCTATCGTGCCTGATCGTTTCATGCGTTCACGCGACATGCTGATCCTTGATCCTGAGTACGCTGCTATGGCTTTCCTGCGCCCATTCATGACGAATGAATTGGCTAAGGCTGGCGATAGCGACAAGACTCAGATTCTTGCTGAAGTCACGCTGGAAGTGAAGAACGAAGCTGCTCACGGTATCGTGGCTGACTTGGACTTCTCACTGTAATGAAACTAGCCCCTGACTTCGGTTGGGGGCTTTTTATAAAGACTAATGACAAACTTTCGACATCAAAAAGTTCATGCAGATGGTGATGGCGGTATTATCATCGAGACTAACCAAGACATTAGCGATATTCTCGCTAGGAACAAGGTACTCCAAGAGGTAGATAAGGCTAGGACAGGCGCAACAGATGACTTGCATTTGATTGGTTCCATACCGTTTACAGCGATTGATAAGCTAAACACTATGGGCATCATGCGAGGATTTGCGATTATGGATGACAAGGCATTTAGAAGTTGGCTCAATCATCCTGACCAAGCTGGTTTGAAAATTTATCGGGGGACTGTATGAGAGTTGGCGTTTGTGTACCATGTCGTGATGAGGTTCATACTGGGTTCGCATTTGATTTTGCCCGTATGTGTGCGCATGATGCTTCAGTTAGATGCAAGGACGGTAAGGGCGGTTTAAGCCTTTATACAATGCCTGGCACGTTGATATTCGACCAGCGTGAGAAGTTAGCGCAGGTGGCTTTAAAAGAGGGCTGTGACGCTGTTCTGTTTATTGATAGCGACATGAGATTCCCGCATGATTTGATTACGATTATGTTGAGCCGAGAGGTGGACATAGTTGGTGTGAACGCAGTGACAAGACGTAGACCATCATTCCCTACCGCTAAGTTATTGGTTAAGAGTGAGGATGAAAAGGGTATTCGGCATCATTGGTCTAATGTTGATTCACGCGGCAAAGAAGGTATTGAGGTCGTTACTGCTGTTGGATTTGGTGCGGTACTGATCCGTAAGAAAGTATTTGAAACACTGACAGCGCCGTGGTTTGACGCTGGATGGGGGCCAACGGGTGTTGTGGGTGAAGATGTGTTCTTCTGTGTAAAGGCTGGTGATGCAGGTATTGATACCTATGTCGATCATGAGCTTTCAATGCACATTAAACACATTGGCACACACGAATATAGTTGGAATGACGTGGATGATAAAGCCTTAAGGGGCGATAATGGCACTAACTAGCTATTCTGACTTAACTAGCACCATCTCCAGCTATCTAGCTCGTAGCGACTTAGATAGCATTATCCCCACGTTTATCTCTTTGGCAGAGCAGCGCCTACGTAGAGAGCTGCGTATTCGGCAAATGCTAGTGATTGCCCAGGCTACTACTACAGGCGGTGATTCTACTGTTGGATTGCCTAGTGATTACTTAGAGATGCGTGATATTCATATTGCTGCTAATCCTAATGGCACGCTTGTTTACGATACGCCTAACTCGTTTTATAAAAAGACTATTTCAACAGAATCAGGGCAGCCCAAGCGTTACACGGTACTAGCTTCTGAGTTGCAATTGGGGCCAGTGCCTGACGGTGCTTATGTCTTGCAAATGCTGTACTACGCGCAACCTGCTTTCTTAAGCTCTACGAATCCTAGCAATGTTTTTATGGCTAACTGTCCTGACGCTTTGCTTTATGCTGCGTTAGGTGAGGCAGAACCGTATCTAATGAATGATGTGCGACTACAGACATGGGGTACGTTGTACGAGAGAGCTATTGCAGCTATTAACGTCGCAGATGATTCTGGCGAATATAGCGGTCAACCAATGTCCATGTCTTTTAATTAAGGATTATTATGGCTGAAATGTCTAACTATTTAGAGAACGCGTTAATTAATGTGACTCTACGCGCAACTAGCTACACGGCTCCTGCTGCTGTATATGTTGGTTTATATACAAGTGACCCTACTGACGCAGATGCTGGCACTGAGGTCTCAGGTGGCTCTTATGCTCGTGTTGCTGCTACCTTTGGCGCTCCTAGTAATGGTGCAACAAATAACACAGCAGCTATTGAATTCCCACAAGCTACAGCATCATGGGGTACTGTAGGATGGATCGGTATTCTTGACGCATCTACTACTGGAAACCTTTTGTATCATTCGCCACTTGATGTAAGTAAGGCTATTGATACTGGCGATGTGTTTAAGATTGCTATTGGTAACCTGACTGTTACGCTTGCATAATGGCTGACATCTGCGGCCCATTCACGCTTGAGGACTTAGACCAATTTGGTACGCTTGATGCGTTGCCATTTTCGCTAGATAGTAGCGTATGGGAAAGTGCTAACACTTGCATTATGTTTTTTGCAGGTGCGGTGAATGGTGCAGCGAATGTAACTGCGGCTCCTACTAGAATCACATTAGATTCTGCTGCTATTAATGGAGCTGCCACAGTATCAGGATTGGGTGGACTAGTCCTTTCTGGCTCTGGAAGTATTACAGCAAATGGAACAGTAACTGCTGATAGTGTACGAATACGTGATGCTACTGCTAGCATTACTGGCGATGCTGAAATTACTGCATTAGGTGGTGTAATTTATAACGGAACTGCTTATATTGATGCTGAAGCTGTAATCGTTTGTTATCCAAATGCAATATGGTCTGGTGATAGCGCCATAATTTCAAATGCTACTGTGTCTACTATAGGCTACATTTATGGCGAAGAATGGTCAGATGTAACTGAAGAATCTAATACTTGGAGTATTGTTTCTGCTAATAGCAATACATGGACTAACGTACCTGCTGGAACTAATACATGGCTAAGACAAAACTAGCATTTGGTGAGTGGCTGCCAGACCAGCCTGGCATTACAGGTGCGTTGACTGACGCTAATAATTGCATTGCTGTTGCTACTGGCTACGCTCCTTTAGGTGCTGAAGCAGAATATAGTACCGCTGCTGGTCAAACTTTAGTGACTACATTTGCCGGTAAGTTTGCCGGATTATCTACGTTGTTTGCAGGTGGTTCTACTAATCTGTTTAAGTACGATAGTGGCGATAGAGGTCTTGACGCTTTAACGACGACAGGATACTCAACTACATTATTTTGGGATGTTACTCAGTTTGGCTCTGAGATGATTGTAGCTAATGGCACTGAAAAGCTACAGGCTTATACGTTAAATGTAATAGGTGAAACATTCAGTGATTTGTCTGCTGACGCTCCTACTGCTAAGTATGTGACGGTAGTTCGAGACTTTGTGGTGGCTGCAAATGTTGAGGATTATGAGAACAAGGTTTATTGGTCTGACATCAACGACGAAACAAACTGGACACCTGGCGCAACAAGCCAAGCAGACACACAGGTAATCGCTGATGGTGGTGACATTAAAGGTTTAACGGGTGGTGAGTACGGATTAGTGCTGCTTGAAAAAGCCATTTTCCGTATGTCCTATATAGGTAGCCCGTTGTTTTTCCAATTTGACGCTATTTCACGCAGTTTAGGCTGTATTTCTAGCGGTAGTGTGACGCAATACAACGGTTTGACGTACTTTTTGGCTACAGACGGTTTCTATGTGTGCGATGGTCAGACGGTTAAGTCGATTAGCGCAGGAAAGATAGACCGTTGGTTCTTTGATATTGCCAATACAGGTCAACTTGACCAAATGTCTAGTACTGTTGACCCAGTTAAGCGGTTAATTGTCTGGTCATTCAAGGATAATTTCGCTAATACCAATGTTTTGATCTATAGCATTGACTTCGGTAAGTGGTCGCATGGTGATACTACTGCTGACGCTATCTCTATTGTCATTACTCCAGCGGTAACGCTTGAGGGATTAGACCTTTTCAGCTCCAGTATTGATGCCTTGACGGTATCGCTTGATGATCGTCAGTGGGATGGCGGCCAATCATTGTTTGCTGGTGTACAAGGTCAGAAAATCATTACGTTTGGCGGTACTAACAAGCAATGCTCGATTGTTACTAATGATATTGATAACGGCAGGTCTGTGATTACCGCTGTTAGACCCATTATTGACAATGGAACGGCTGACATCTCAATCTGCAATAGAAACTTGCTAGGAGACCCGATAGCGTTTACTGCTGCTGTTAGTACAGATAGCGAAGGAAAAGCCTCTATGCGCGTTCCTGGTCGTTATATGAGGGTAAAGGCGTCTCCTGTTGGTAGTGCGTGGAAAACTGCCGTAGGGATGGAAGTTGATATTGTTACGCAAGGTCTGAGATGACACAGTTTAGAACGCTTCCTCCGTTTGGTGGGGATCAGCGAGCTGTCGCAGAAGTAGTGCGAGGCATCATGGACGGAAAAACCAATAATACTGGCTCCGTTACGTTGGCTACTGGTGGCGCTACTAGTACAACAATCTACAATGAGCGCATAGGCTACGATAGTGTAATTCTATTAACTCCTACTGCATTGGTATCGTCAACATCTTATGTTCCGTATGGTGGCTTCCAAGATGACACAGATCAAACTATTGCGAGTACGACAACTGCTTATCCAATGGAGTTAAAGACTACGGATTACGCGTTAGGTACGTCAATAGTAGATAACTCAAAGATTAAAGTTGATTATTCTGGATTATATAATATTCAATTTAGTGCGCAATTTGCTAATACTGACTCTCAGATTCAAGATATTAGTATATGGTTCCGCAAGAATGGAACAGATGTAGCTGCATCAAATAGTGAATTTTCTATTACTGAAAGACATGGCTCAATTGACGGCACATTGATTGCTGCACTTAATTTTTTCTTGCCAATGGCTAAAAATGATTATGCGCAAATAATGTGGCGTGCTTCAAACGTCGCAGTGTCACTACAAAACATTCCAACGCAGACAAGCCCAACAAGACCGTCTACGCCATCAGTTATTGCAACAATTCAACACGTTTCCTCTAATGGATACACAAGCAATACATTTGAAGACCCATTTGTAAGCTCAACATCGCAAGGTAGCGCTGTTATTACTCACGCAGCAAATACAGTAGCAGGGAGAACCTACGATTATGTTATTGTTGGCTAATGGAAACTAAATACATTACTCCGCAAGAGCTAAGGTCGTGGTGGCCTTCCGTTAGACCAGGACTAGAGAATGTTAAGACGAAAAGCCCTGAAGATTGGATTGTTGAGGATGTATATGTAGATTGCTATAACGGTAGATCGATGCTTTGGGCGTTAATTGATAACAGTAGAGTTATAGGATATTGGGTATTACAGCCAGACGGCGATAAATTGCACGTTTGGGCTGGTTGGTCGTTAGAAAATAGACATGATAACCTTGAAAATGGATTAAAATACATAAAAGAGGTTGCGCGTCAAGGTGGAGCGAAATACATAACATTTTCTAGCCATCGAAAAGGCTGGATTAAGAGGGCAAAGAGTCTTGGATTTAGCCCTAGAACATGGATAAGTGAGGTTTGATATGGCTGGTGGATCACAAGGTTCTACATTTACTCCAACAGAGACAACTCTTGATCCTACGCTGCGTCCTTATGTTGACACAGCGCTAAGTGAGGCAGAGAGGCTTCGTCAAGCTGGTGGCCCTGCTTACTATGGTGGTGAGACCTACGTTAAGCCTAGCGCACAAACGCAAGTAGCATTATTTCAGGCACAGCAACGTGCAGCTAAAGGTAGCCCGTTACTCAAAGGCGCTCAAAGCACTGTACAGGGTCTCATGGGTACTCAAAGCCCGTATGAGTCGCAGTATGCTGGCATGGCTGGACAAACTAGCAAGTACGGGTCTGTATTTGATCAGATTGGTCAGGCTGAAAGCCCGTATCAGCAGCAATTCTCAAACATGGCTCAAAACGCCTACGTTGATCCTAATCAATCCTTCTATGAAGGAATGCGTGGCGGTGCAATGCAGAATGAGGCATTGGCTGGCACTCGCGCAACATCACAAGGTGCGTATCTTGGCGGTAGTCCTTATCTTGAGGGTGCATTAGGCCAGGCTAATCGTCTAACGGCAGAATCGTTGCAAGAAGGTATCCGTGGTCTGCAAAGCAAGACATCATTAGCAGGTCGTTATGGTTCTGGTGCAGAGCAGCAATTAGCTGGCAAGATGGGTGATGCTGCGGCTCGTGCTTTGGCTGAACAGAATCAACAAGCATATCTGCAAAACTACCAGCAAGAGCGTGCATTGCAAGAACAAGCACTGCAATCTCTTGGCGGCCTATCGCAACAAGGTTTTGTCAATCAACTCACAGGCGCTCAAGGTCTTGGCACTGCTGCACAGCAAGCCTATGCTAATCAAATGGGTGCTACACAAGCAGCTCAAGGTGTTTACGGCTCCGATCTTGCTAACCGTATGGCTGCGGCTCAAGCAGGTCAGAATGTGTACCAGAGTGATTATGCTAACCAAATGGCTGCACTGGCTGGCGCTCAAGGCGTAAGAGGCGAGGATATAGCTACACGTATGGCTGCTGCTGGCATGGCTCCTGGTCTTGCTGCTGCTGACTATGCTGATCTTGATAGATTGATGGCTGTTGGTCAGGCTCAAGAAGGCTACACAGCGGCTCAACAGGCTGCTGATAAGGCTCGTTACGATTACACAGCACAGTTACCGTATCAAACGCTGCAAAACTATGGTGCATTTATCACTGGCTTACCGCGTGGTGGTATTACTAAAGAATACGTTGCTCCTAAGACTGCGGCTGAACAAGCTGCTGCGGCTGCTAGCTCCGGTCAATACAGCGACACCGGCTGGACTTCTGCAATTAAAAGATAAGGAATACTATGGCTGACCCAATTACACTAGCTGCTGTCGGTTCTGCAATGAGCGCTCCTGCTGCCGTTGCTGCCGCGACTCCTTTCACTATGGGTGCTATGGGTGCTGCTGGCGCTGCTGGTGCTGCTGGTGCTACTACTGCCGCTATGGGTGCAGGTGCAGGTGCGCTTGGAACTATGGGAGCAGTAGGTGCTAATCCACTAATTACAGCAGGAACTAATGCTGCACTAGCAGGAAATAGTTTGTTAAGTACGGCTGGAAATGCTGCTGCTGCAAATATCATCCCGACTCAAGTATTCCCTGCTGCTCTATCTTCCACTAATCCTGCATTTGTTGGGCCACAGACATTTATGGGGCCACAAGCGCCTACATTCATGCAGTCTGCTATTAACACAGGTCAAAACATTCAAGGATTGATGTCTGAGAATCCTGCATTAACTAGCGTTGCTAAACAAGCTGCTGGTGGAATGATGCAGCCTCCACCACCACGACAAGTATTGCAAGCACCACCAATTCAAAGCGGTCAATTCGCTCCTGTAGACTTTATGAGCTTACTTAGCCAAAAGCCACCACAGATGCAGCGTCGCACTTCACTGTTAGGATAATTATGGCAACTCAACAAGAACTTGATGAGCTTTACAATGCTTTCCCATCGTCAAAGCCTACTGGGTTGACTGGACTTGCTCAAAATGTCTTTGGCACTGTACCTAGTTACTACGAGGGATTACTTGGCCCTGCTGAGACACAAGCGCTGCAAAAGAGATCAACTAATCAAGGCTTGTTAGGTGCTGCTATCGGCTTACTAGGTGGTATGGGTACGCGTGGCACTACTGCTGCACAAAACATCGCTGGCGCTCTTAGCGGTGGTATGCAAGCCTCACAGGGTGCTATTCAGCAAGGTCTGACTAACTATCAGATGCAGCAACAATTAGCACAAACTAAAATTGCTCAAGATCAAGCTGCATCATTACGTGCTGACGTTGCTAAAGTCATGCAAATGCCAGAGGTTCGAAATAATCCTGCGTTGATTGCTTCATTGCGTGCTGATCCTGCTAAGACTTTGGCATGGATTAACGAGAACATGGCTGTTAGCCAAGCATATCAACCGCAAGCACCACAGCAAGCTCCACAACAACCAGGCGCAGAAACGTCTATGGTTGAGCCTACGCCGCAAGCAGGAACATTGCCACAAGTTCCAGTTACGGCAAAAGTATCTCCATTACAAACACAAAAAGATAGATTGCTAACTGCTAATCAGCGTCTTACTGGATTGCCGGGCAAGACTGCACAAGATGCTATTAAGAATAACCTAGATCAAATTGCTGCACTTGATAAGCAATTGATGCAAGAGAATGTATCTACATTTGATTTTAATGGCATTAAAGGTGCAGTATCTCCTGATCTATTGCCGCAAGTTAATAACTTACAACGTCTTGCTGAGACAGGTCAGATCACAACAAAAGACTTGCAGGATGGTCTTAAAGATATTCAAAAAGCTGATTATGAATTTAAAAATAGTCAGCGTGATTACACTAAAGAATCTGTCAGGATTGCTGGAAAAATGTTTCCAAATGTTCCATTTAATTCACTTAATCCGCAGCAACTTGGCGAATTAACGGATGAGATGGACAAGCGTGAAATTGCTAAACGTAGAGCTGGTGCAGCTAATGTAAGCGTTAGCACAGGTAAGGCATTTGGTACTGAGTTTGGTAAAGGTGTTGCTGAATCAGTAGGCAATACATTTTCTGCTGCACAAGGCGCTCAATCAACTCTTAGTGCGATTCAGAATATTCGCCCATTGATTCAATCGGGTGTATATGCAGGCCCATTGAGTAGTGTTCCTAGAGTAGTAGATCAATTAGCTACAAGTCTTGGGGTAACTGGTAAAGATAATAGCGAAAAACTTAAAAATACCGCTGTTGCTATGCAAGGTCTTGCAAGTCTTGAATTGTCTGCTGCACAAGCAATGAAGGGTCAAGGCGCAATTACTGAAAATGAACGTGGCTTGATTAAGCGTGCTGCTGCTGGTGACTTGCAGACATTTACACAGCCTGAAGTATTGGCTTTGCTTAATGCTCTTGAGAAAACATCGCAATTTAAGATTAAAGCACATGAGAAAAATTTAGGAAGATTGCGTAATCGTCCTGATACTGCTGATCTCGCTGACTTTTATTCGCTAGAGCAGCAAGCTCCAGCAGCACCATCTGCTCCTGCTGGCGTAAGAAAATATAATCCTGCGACAGGGAGACTTGAATAATGGCTAAAGTCATTGATGTACCAGGTCAAGGATTAGTTGAGTTTCCTGACTCAATGTCGGATGAACAGATTGTTGCGGCTATTCAAAAAGTATCTACGCCACAGCAAACTACTCCTATGCAAGACTTCACTCGTGGAGCTGGTTTGGCCGCTAGAGGCGCTGCGCCTGTTGCTGCTGGTGCTGGAGCTGGATTCTTGGCTGGTGGCCCTATAGGTGCGGTTGCTGGTGGACTTGCATTGCCATTGGCTGAAATGGCTACACAAGGCGCAAATGTAGTTCTACCTAAAAGTATGCAAATACCATCTCCGTCTGGTGCGGTTGAGGGATTGCTTACAAAGTTAGGTTTCCCTGTTGCTCAAACTACTAGTGAGCGAGCAATTCAAGCTGCTGGTGGTGCTTTAACTGGTACTGCTGGTCAATTAGCTGCATTGCCAAGCGTTGCTAAGACTGCTACTACCGAACTTGGTAGAAATATTGCTGGAACATTAGCGCAACAACCTGGCCGTCAATTGGCTGCGGCTGCTCCTGCTGCTATGGCTGCTCAAACTGCTGGCGAGTCTTATGGCCCTGTTGCTGGTCAACTTGCTGGTGCTGCTGTAGGCGCTCCATTTGGTGTTGGCGTAAAGGTTCCTGGCGGTGTATCAAGAGAGCAATTAGCAGTTCAATCTAATGCGGCATTTAAACGCGCAGAACAATCTGGCATTGCTCTGAATCCGTTTAGGTTCAACAAGCAGATGGGTGATATATCTGTTGATCTTCGTAATGAAGGTTACACGCCTACTGCTTATCCTAAAGTTGAATCGGCTATCAAAGAATTAACGCTTAATCCTAGACCAAAGGATTTTGTGGAATTACAGGCTTTACGTAAGATCATTACAAATGCACAGGCTAGTATTGATCCTGCTGAAAAGCGCATTGCCACTATCTTAAAAGACAAGTTTGATGATTATGTATTAAATGTTCCAGCTAAAGATATTATGGCTGGTGACGTTAAAGGTGGAGCCGAAGCATGGCAACAGGCACGAGGTGAATACTCAAAGCTAATGAAGGGCGAAGTATTTGAAAAGATGCTTGAGAATGCTCAATTAGACGTTAGTAAGTTTACGGCATCTGGCTCTGAGAATTCACTTGCACAGCAATTGCGCCAGTTAGCTAAAAACGATAAGAAGATGCGTTTGTTTACTGCTGGTGAGAGAGATGCAATTAAGGCTGCTGCTAAAGGCGGCAATACTCAAAACCTTCTTAAATTCTTTGGTAGGTTTGCTCCTACTGGCCCTGTTAGTGGTGCTTTTTCTGGTGGTGCTGCAATGTATGAGCCTACTATCGGCCTACCAATAGCTGCCGGTGCTACTTTATCAAGGATGGCTGCTACTAAAATGAGAAAAGGAAGTGTTGAGGATTTGGCTAACATGATGCGCTCCGGTGTAATGACTAAGCCACCTGCTTCACCTTATCCTGCTATTACCGCAACTCGTGGTTTGCTTTCTCCACAGATTACTTCTGAAGAACTCCAACAAATTTATGGTGGTCAATAATGGCAAAGACAAAGATTAGTGAATTCGACACAGACCCTTCGTTAAATACTGACATTGACAGTATTAACATTGCAGAGGGATGCGCTCCTAGTGGCATTAACAACGCTATTCGTGAGCTTATGTCGCAGCTAAAGAATCAGCAAGATGGTAGCTCATTAGATACGTTTACTGTTGGCAATACGCTAACTGTTAATGCTGCTAACTCGTTGCGATTAGCTGATACTGATTCATCGCACTATGTAGGCTTAAAATCTCCTGGCACTGTATCGACTAGCTACACACTGACACTGCCTACTGCTGACGGTACTAATGGGCAGGTTCTTAGTACCAATGGCTCTGGTGTGCTTAGTTTTGGTAATGCTGGCGATGTAACGCTAACAGGCACTCAGACGCTTACAAATAAAACGATTGAGGCTGGTACGTTTACTAATGGTTATACTGAGGAAGTTTTTACCGGAAACAGCTCAACGGCTATTACGTTAGATTTAGCCAACGGCACAGTACAGATTATTACCTTGACAGGCAATTGCGTATATACATTTCCAACACCCGTGGCTGGCAAAAGTTTTACCCTAATTCACTTACAAGACGCAACAGGCTCTCGTACAGTCACATGGCCTTCGACGGTTGATTGGCCTAGTGCAACTGCACCGACGCTGACAGCTACAGCATCTAAGGCTGACAAGTTTGTGTTTACAGCTATCAGTGGCACAAGTTGGCTTGGAAGTGTAGCTGGACAGAACTATACTGTTTAAGGAATATAAATGTTTAGTTCAAATACTTCTGGGGTTACTTCTGGTGCTGCACCTAAAGCATTGGCGGTAGCACATGCTACATCCCCATTCATTACTGTTTATAGTTGGGGCGCAAGTGGGTTTAGAGGAACTTACAGTAATCCATCTACATTGCCTACTTCTGCTGCAAATGGTGTAGCCTTTAGTCCTGATAATTCTGCTATTGCAGTAGCACACAATAATGCACCGCATATTTCAGTTTATCCTTGGAGTAGTTCTGGTTTTGGCGCTAGGTATTCCAATCCAGCTACAACGCCTACAGCTAATGGACAACAAGTAGCATTTAGTCCTGATGGTTTAAATATTGCCGTAGCACATCTTACAACGCCATTTATTTCAGCTTACCCTTGGTCTAGTTCTGGGTTTGGAACTAAATATGCAAATCCAACTACTTTGCCTGCGGGTAGTGGAAACGGTGTCGCATTTAGTCCTAATGGTTCTTCCATAGCAGTCGCACACACCACATCACCAAATATATCAGCCTATCCTTGGTCTGGCTCTGGTTTTGGGACTAAGTATGCAAATCCAGCTACTTTGCCTGCGGGTACTGGACAACAAGTAGCATTTAGTCCTGATGGCTTAAATATAGCTGTAGCTCACGCCACAACGCCATTTATTTCAACTTACCCTTGGAGTGGTTCTGGTTTTGGAGTTAAATATACGAATCCAGCTACATTACCAGCCAGTACTGCAAATGGCGTAGCATTTAGTCCTGATGGTTTAAACATTGCAGTAGCTCACGGTAGTACGCCATTTATTTCAGCCTACCCTTGGAGTGGTTCTGGTTTTGGTACTAAATACAGTAATCCAGCTACATTACCTGGTGGTCAAGGATATGATGTAGCTTTTAGTCCTGATGGTTTAAATATTGCATTAGCATTTAATAGTGCATCACCATATATTTCAGTTTATCCTTGGAGTGCAGGTTTTGGGACTAAGTATGCTAACCCAGGCGTACCACCTCCTGATAATGGATTTGGCGTAGCATGGAGTACAGTAGGCGATGCAAAATATCCGCAGTTTGTTGCAGTAGGACACGATACAACTCCATTTGTTTCAACTTATTCTTTCGGTAATGGATTTGGAACTAAATACGCTAATCCATCTACATTACCTACTTCTAGTGGAGAAGATGTAGCTTTTAGCCCTAACGGTTCTGCTATTGCAGTAGCACACCCTGGGTCTCCTTATATTTCAGCCTATCCTTGGTCTAGTTTAGGTTTTGGGACTAAGTATGCTGATCCTGCCACATTACCTACTGGCACTGGGAATGGCATAGCATTTAGTCCAGATGGTTCAGCCATTGCAGTAGCACACGATACAACACCATTTATTTCAGCTTACCCTTGGAGTGCAGGATTTGGGACTAAGTATGCTGATCCATCTACGTTGCCTCCTAGCGTTGGGAATGGCGTTGCCTTTAGTCCTGATGGTTTAGTTATTGCAGTAGCTCACAATTCATCACCATTTATTTCAGCTTACCCTTGGAGTGGTAGCGGATTTGGAACCAAGTATTCCGATCCAGCTACACTACCTGCGAGTAGTGGAAACGGTGTAACATTTAGTCCTGATGGGTTAAATATTGCTATAGCACATACTAACTCACCATATATAGCAGCATATCCTTGGTCTGGTTCGGGTTTTGGAACTAAGTATTCAAATCCCGCTACACTACCTACTGGCAATGGATTTGGCATAGCATTTAGTCCTGACGGTTCATCTATTGCAATAGCTCACAGTAGCGCTCCTTGTATTTCAGCTTACCCTTGGAGTGCAGGTTTTGGGACTAAGTACAGCAATCCTGCTACATTACCAACAGGTACAGGATTTGACGTAGCATTTAGCCCTGATGGTTTAAATATAGCCGTAGTAAACAGCACAACACCATTTGTTTCAGCTTATCCTTGGAGTGGTTCGGGTTTTGGAACTAAGTATTCAAATCCTACTACGTTACCTACAGGTCAGGGAAAAGGCGTAGCTTTTACACAAATAATCTCTTAACTTCAAAGAAAACAAAATGACAGACAAAACAATTGAAACTCCTAAAACCCGTGAAGAAATCTTGGCAATGTCGCTTGAGGCGCGTGAAGCAGAGGTAATGAATTACCAGATCAATATTGACAACTACGCTATTGCGCTAGAAGAAATTGGTAACTTATCACCAGATGAACGCACTGAGCTTTCAGCTTTTACAGATCAACTTCGCACACTTTTGACTAGCGAGAAGTTAGAGCAAAAGAAAGCAAAAATTATGTTGTCAGTTATTAAAAAACAAGTGGGGTAATTTATGCACGCACTTATTGAAAACGGTACTGTAAAGCAGTATCCATATAGTTTAAGCGATATAAAAATTGCTAATCTAAATACCAGCTTTCCAAGCACTATTAGTGACGTATCAATGGCTGAATACGGCGCAATGCGGGTGTTCAATACAACCCCACCAGAATTAACTGACACTCAAGTACTAGAAGAAAACACACCAATCTTTAGCAATGAAGATCAGCGTTGGACTCAGGTATGGCAAGTGCGGGATATGACTTCTGAAGAAATACAGCAGCGCAATGATGGTAAAGCATCGGAAGCTCGCATAGTACGAAATGAAAAATTAGCAGAATCCGATTGGACTCAATTAAGTGATTCAAATGTAGATAAATCAGCGTGGGCTACTTATCGTCAAGAATTACGCGATATTCCATCTCAACCTGGCTTTCCTTTGGAAGTTGTTTGGCCTACACAACCGTGAGTGAATTATGTCAGACGTTAATCCTCAAGAATTTGGCGCATTGCAAGCAGATGTTAAGACATTAACGGCTGAGATTCACTTACTCCGCAAAGAGATGGCCGATGTAACGGCTATGCTCAATCAGGGCAAAGGCGGCATTTACATGATTGTATTTGCCGCTGGTGCTTTAGGTTCCGTTATTACCATGAGCGTTAAGAAACTATTTGGTGGATAAATGGACCCCATAACTATCGGCGCAGCGGTTGCTATCGCTAAAACTGCTGTAGCCGGAGTTAAAGAGCTAATATCATTAGGTCACGAAATTCAAGATTGCTATCACGACATAGCAACATTCTTCGATAAGCAAACAGAAGTTGAACTTGCTGTCATCGAGCAAAAAAAGCAGAAGCTAGAGGCCGTTAAAAGCGGTTCTCCGCAGCGTAGTGCTACCGCAGAGGCGTTAGAAGCAACATTTGCAAGTAGAGAGATGATCCGGCTAGAAAAAGAGCTTAAAGAGGCTCTAATTTACGGTAGCCAGGAGTCAGGTCTTTATGACGAGATGTGCCAGCGTCGAGATGCAATTATCCTAGAACGAAAACAAGAGATCGAAGATGCAGAGCGTGAGGAACGTATGCGTCTGGCTGAAATTCGTCGCAAGAAAGAGCAAAAAATACAGGATATTCAGGAATGGTTAGCGGTAGTGCTAGGCGTTTCTATTAGTAGTTTCGTAATGTATGCAATATGGTGGATGTTTAAAAACGGGGGTAAAGACTAATGATGACTCTAATTACTACGCTAATCTCTTTTCTATCGGGTGGCTTGCCTAAGCTCTTGGACTTCTTTCAATCTAAGCAAGACCAAAAGCATGAGTTAGCATTAGCGCAATTGCAGATGACGCAGCAGCTAGAGATGGCTAACAAGGGCTTTGAAGCTCAAGCGCACATTGAAGATATTAAGACTGAGCAGATTGGTATTCAGACGCAAGCAGATGAACGTATAGCGTTGTATTCTCACGACATTGAGATAGGCAAAGGTGCTAGCCAATGGGTGATTAATGCTCGCGCTATGGTACGTCCTACAATTACTTACGGTCTATTCTTGCTACTCGTTGCTATTGATATTGCCGGCGTTTGGTATGCCTGGACGCAAGACGCTCCATTCAAGGAGATGATGGACTTGGTTTGGGATGACGATACGCAGACTATTTGGGCTTCTGTTATAAGTTTCTGGTTTGGCACACAGGCGTTTAGCAAGAAATAGTCTCATCAATTAATGATGCCCATCTTTTTCCATTGCCTATAAGGTAAATTGTACTTGGATTTAGATTTGTTATTATGGCTAACGAATTTGCGCTAACTCCTTTTTTTAAAGCCGATCTAATATGAAGAACTTGTCTTTGAGTTAACTTACTTGATTTTGAATTTTCTCCATTTAAATTAACTAATCCTGTTTCCCATTCATGTTTTGAATTATCAGATCGGCTTATCCACTCAAGATTTTCAATTCTATTATCAGTTTTTATGCCATTAATATGATTAATTGTTAATTCTTTTTTGTAGCCAGGAACAAATGCCATTCCAATTAATCTATGAACAAATACTTTAGGTCTTTTATCTTCAATTTTTTGTGAAACTACAAAATATCCAGATGATGAAATATACGGGCTTATTTTTTTACTTTTAATAGTTCTTTTATGGATGTCTTGTTTGTTAAATTTATTCCTAACAATAATTGATTCTCTTTCTGAGCTTAAAATTGCACCATCTTCTCTAACAAGCCAAGTTACATTTTTTTCAAAAATAGAAACTGTTTTCATGATGTCAATAGTTTGGTTGGACACATATAGAGCATAACACAAAATGAAAATAAGTGAAAACTGTAAGAATGTATTGATACATCACGAAGGTTTGCGTTTGAAGCCTTATTTATGCCCAGCGCATATTTGGACTTGTGGTGTTGGATCAGTTTTATATCAAGATCAAATTAAATTGCCAATGATTAGAAACTCAGATAACAATGCAATTATGATTAGAAAAGAATACAAATTAAAAGACTGTGATAATAGGCTGTGGAGCAAAGATGAAGTCATTAAATTACTTGAGAAAGACTTGCAGCGTTTTGAGCGAGGTGTACTACGTTATTGTCCTATTATTGCTACTCAAGGGCAATTCGATGCTCTCGTCTCTTTTAGCTTTAATGTAGGATTGGGAACATTACAGCGCAGCACATTGCGCCAAAAACACAACCGAGGTGATTTTGAGGGCGCTGGTAGTGAATTCATGAAATATACACGAGGCGGTGGTAAGGTTCTCAAGGGTTTAGTTAATCGTCGTAAAGATGAAAGATCAATGTATGGCTACTAAGAAAATACCTGCTGACTGTATGCCGATGTGCCAAAGCTGTTCATTTTTTGAACGTGAGAAAAATGAGGATGTTGGTATTTGTAGACGGTTTCCACCTAAGACAATCTATCTAGGTGACGATGAGTTTGATAGCTTTTTCCCTATTACGTCTGTTGCCGAATGGTGCGGTGAATTTAAAAGGCAGGTGTCATAATGACTCACCCAGTAACAGATGAAAAGTTTATAGCGGCATGGAACTCATGCGGATCAGTCACTAAGGTAGCTGATATTCTAGGCATTAATCACAGATTGGTTAATCGCAAGCGTAGAGACATCGAAAAGCGGCAAGGCATCCAATTGCTTGCCACTGCTAAAAATAGCCCTGATTTCAATGTAACTTTGCCAGCTAACGGCGTTAGAGTTAATGTTGGATTGGAATCAGGCGTTGTTATCGTTGGCTCAGATGCTCACTACTGGCCAGGCATTATCTCTACGGCTCATAGGGCCTTTGTGGTGGCTGTTAAAGAGCTAAACCCTAAGATGGTCATTATGAATGGTGACGCGTTTGATGGGGCTAATATCTCTCGTCATCCACGTACAGGATGGGAAGCCAGGCCTAGCGTTAAACAAGAGCTAGAGGCTTGCAGAGATCGTATCTGTGAGATTGAGGATGCTGCTGGTAATGCCAAACTACATTGGACTTGGGGTAATCACGACATTCGCTGGAATAGCCGATTATCCTCACAGGCGCCAGAGTTTGAGGGCATCCACGGCATGAACTTGACGGATCACTTCCCACGCTGGAAGTTTTCTACTTCGGTGATGATAAATGACCACACTCAGATTAAGCACAGGAATTACAACGGAATTCACGCTGCTTATAATGCTGTTGTTAAGTCTGGCGTGTCTACAGTCAATGGTCATCTACACTCTCTTAAAGTCACTCCTTGGACTGATCTGACAGGTACTCGCTACGGTGTCGATACAGGCTCTCTAGCCGACGTATGGGGCGCTCAATTTGAATACACAGAGGACTCAACTCGCAATCATAGGAGCGGCTTTGTGGTGCTGACATTCTACGAAGGCAAGTTACTGCCTCCGGAGATGTTAGAGGTCATTGATGAGGATAAAGGTCTTGTGTGTTTTCGAGGGCAGGTGATCGCGGTTTAATCCAGCTCGATGTCCAATCTGCTTTGACCGGCATAAGTCTGGCCCTGCGTTTAGCTAAATGCAGGTCTTTCTTATCTAAATCTTGATTAAGTCTATTCCTAGCTAATTGCGCTCTTTCCTTTGAGGTAAGAGGCGCAGGTCTAACAGCGTCGTTGTAGTTGCCAATACAAAACACAGGCACATAGACTTCTTTTATCTCTTTCTGTTCTTTTATCCAGCTATCAATATAAACTAGCTTGATCTTGCGTAAATGCTTGACGTAGGATTTCATCCACTTGTTAGAGATAAAGAATTGCTTTTCTATCTCCGTGTATGTTGATGGTGTCTCAAGTATTTTGAGCAACTTAGCCATTCTTATTTCTGATGGCTTTGTGTTGTATTTCATCTCATTCATCTTTGACGAATACTCCGTTTGAATTTAAGAATCCTTTGCGGTCTTTAATCTCTGCATAAGCATCTTGCAAACAATGAACGATAGAAATGTCTTTGATGGCGCAATAGATTATTAGTGTCACTAAAACATCACCGACACCATCTCTAATTTGCAATGGATCATTTTTAATTTCAGCATCACATAGCTCACCTAGCTCACTAACTGTTTTCATTAGCTGGTTGGCTGCTTTACCGTTCTTAATAATCCCGCGAGCTTCTGCCCATCTAACAACATCTAACTCTAGTGATGTCCATGTCATTTACATATCCTTTTCTTTGCATCTCTAAAGTTAGACTCAAACATCCAGCCTACGCACTGTTTATCAATATCGGGTGATGTTACTGACGCTACACCTTCAGTAAATCCGCGATGATATTCGTTTTGCATTTTGTTCATGACAGCCAAGCCAATGCCAGGTATAGACGCAACAACCACAATTAAGATCATTCCCCAGCGCATAGCTGCCTAATCTTTTTAACATCAATGCCAAAGGTCTCATGTACTCGCAAGATGATTTCTGCTGATGGGACTATCTTCTTATTGCGAATCTTTGACAGCGTAGAGATACCGATCTTCATGTGTAAGGCAATAGCACGATCATTTTTGAAGCCATGATTTTTGATCAAATAATCTAACAATTCCATTTTTATCCTTTGAAGGGAGGAATATTCTCAATTATTTTGGAATATTCCACTTAAATATTTAGTGCGGGGTCACCAGAACAAGCAAACATGAAGGAGAACTGGCCCCCGCTGCCGGAGTTACTCGCCACTACCGGCTAGGCGTGCAAACATCAAGCTATTTATTTCTTTATGCCTTTGTTTGTGGCATGGCTGACATAACCATACTACGTCTAAAGGCTTGTCATAATCTTCATGATGAGCTAACGATTTTAATGAGTTGCATTTACAACATGGCTGCCTAACTAAAACTCCAGATTTAATTGCCCTTGCAACTGCGTTATGACATTTTGTGCGTCTTTTATCTGCTTTTCTCCATGCTGCATTCACCTCATCTGCTAATTTTTTTCTAGCAGGTAATTTTGATCTCTCTTTATCATAAGAACGTATTTTTTCAATATTTTTTAATCTATGCTCAAGAACATCTTTTTTATTACATTCTTTGCATTTATTTACATGACCATCAGCCATTGCTGAATGAGCATAAAACTCATCTAGTGGCTTGATGGTCAGACACTTAAAGCATTGTTTTGAATGAATCATGCTATATCCTTTGTGTGGAGAATATAGCTATTATAGACCCATTCTAATTAAAAGGTATATCGTCAATATCTAACGGTTTTTCTTCTACTGTTTTCTTTGCTTCCTTCAACTTAAATGAGCAGCTCATAAACTTGCCAGACTTACCTTCTTTTAGCCAAGCTGATACATAAACTGGATTACCTGCTAAGTCTTTACCGTCGCCTGAGTAGTCAGGATGTGTATCGCTTTGCTTTTGTTGATTCTTGAAAAGTGAGAAGCTGCCTGGTTTTGGATCGTATGCCATGATTTACCTTTATCGTGTGGTGAATTTCTTAATTGCTGCGCGTTGCTTAGTTTCAAACAAAGACCAAAAAGCTGTTTTATGATCTGGGTCTAAATCTAATTCTTTAATCCAATCTACTGCACCTTCCAAGTCATCTTTTGCAAGCATTGAAAGAGCTGGCATTGCTGCATTTCGCAACATTTCTTGATCTTCAGGTGACATAGAATTAAATACATCTACTGTAATCGGTGTAGCTGATTTAGGTTTAGCAGGTATAGTTTCTGTAGGCTCGCTAGAATCAATTGCATCGTGTTCAACTATCTCAAGTGCTGTGACGTATAAGTAACGGCGGCTATAGGTCTCTACGGCCCCTAGATTCTGGATAGGGTGGCAACCTTTAAGCTGCGCTTCTGCCATTGGGCTAGTAAACGTCACGCAGCCACCATTCTCAGTATCAATGATGCGTAGAGTAGCCAGTTCAGCACCAAACGATACTACAGGACAAAGTTTTAACTCAAAAAAAATTGACTGAATGGCTGGCAGGAAGTCACCAAGCTCAAAGTATTTGTAACCTGCAAATTTATTATGGCCTGATTTTTTTAACTCTGTGTGCTGCAATTTGATACGGGCTTTTTGCAGTTTTTCGTAGACTAGCCATTGTTGCTGTTCTTCTTGCTCTTGTTGCTGGCGCATGATTATTTACCTTTATTTGAATTTTTTAGCGATGACAGTATTGAGTGTCCGAAGGTTCGATACAGTTTGAATTTCCGCACTCTTAGCCTGCTCCTTGCGAATACGGTCAAAAGTCTTAGCCACATTTGTCTTGCTAGAGTGAACATATTTAAACCTTGGGTCTAAGATTGATTTAGTGTCGTTCATTTCTCTCCTTATTGAATGTAAGAAACTAAAAGATATCCTGCAATCAATAAAACTGCAATCACTTTCGGATGTCTTGCAAGCCAATCATCAGTAGCTAATAGTTTCATTGTTGTTCTTCTTTCATTTTTAAAAAGTTGGCTGTAGTGTATGGAACGCCGATAATTGTTGCTTTGCGTTGGACATCCCACAAGTGATTGATAAACTGTCCTAAATGATTAAACTCAGTGCCTAGTTCCTCATTGATTTGATCTAGAGCTATTGCCATTCCTGCCTCAATTCCTTCAGAGTAAGTCACTTTTCATGCCTCCAAAAAACCATTTATCGAATTTTGCGTTATCTGATGATTCGCTTGCTTCTCTTGCTGCTACCCAAAGTGCGTCTGCTTCATCTTCTTGATACGCTGCCAGGCAAACTAACAGGTCATCTAGTTCTTCAATCATTTCTATCTCCGTCGTTGGTATGACTGAACTATAGCGATATACGTTATTCGCCGCAAGAAATACTTTTCTATGAATATTTGTTCATCGATAGCAACAATCAATGACACAAAACTATAAACATGTATATTATTTAGCTGTCTACCCGCCTAATTAGGGTTATTTAAGCGGGGGCAAAATAGCAGGAATAGCACCGTCACACGGTCTAAGGTGTTTTTAAAAAAGAGAGATTTTTATGAGTTTGTGGCGCAAAAGGAGAAAAAAATGGACTTACCAAAGAAAGATAGTCGCAGATACCAAATTTGTGTGGCTTTTGCTAATTCTGGCACGATGACATTACATAGTGTAGTGGAGGAATACGGTCTATTTGGCTTTAGAGACAAGAAGCGGCTTTCATCTGAGATGAACTACTTATGCACTACTGGCTGCATTAAGAAGCTCAAAGAGGCTTATATGCCTACCTATGAGCTGCGGCTGGCTGTACAGTCGTTTGATAAGCCTGGACTGGTTAAACCACGCGAAGCAGTCCCATTTCGGGAGCTGTCTGACAAGTTTATGCTGCCGAAGGTTAGCCCACGCGGTGAGCCACTTAGGGAAATTTCATACATTGGGTTAGGAGCAAGCATTGCAGATCATGTCTACCGCTTCTAAAAAGCCTATTCCTGATTATGTTTTTAAACAAAAAGCGTGTCCAGGATGCAAGAGAACAAGATCAGAAAAGAACTTTGAAGGTGGTGATCTATGTAGGATTTGCGTACTTAGAAAAGTTCAGATATAGTTGTAGTGTGCTTGACGGCACACAAAACGAGTAAGCCTTAGATGGGACTCTGCTGGTTACTCACCAGTCCGTCAACACCAGAAATGGTGAGAGTCTCACCTAGGGCTTTTTTTATTGGAAAAGCAAATGAAAATTAAAAACTGGTCAAAATTTCAACATTTTAAAGACCGTAGACCACCTTGGGTAAAGCTGTATAGAGACATTCTTGATGATGTTGAATGGTTTGAATTAGACCCGAAACTAGCAAAAATACTTGTAATGCTTTGGTTAATTGCAAGCGAAGAACAAGATGGAATTTTGCCAGATGCTAAAAAGTTAGCATTTCGTTTGAGACTTTCTGAAAAGGAAATTAATTCTGCAATTATCGGCTTGTCTCATTGGCTGGAACAGTCTGATATCGATGGGATATCATCAGGATATCAAGATGATCTACCAGAGACAGAGACAGAGAAAGAGAAAGAGGAGAGAGAAAAGAAAGAAAAGTTAGCGCAAGATGTAAAACTTGGCTTTATTGAGTTTTGGAAATGTTATCCAAAAAAGATAGCAAAGCCAAATGCAGAAAAAGCATGGATGAAGATTGCTCCAGATGTTGATTTAACGAAAAGAATAATTCATGCGATTTCTGAACAAAAACTTCTTGAACGTGAGGAGCAGTTTATTCCTTACCCTGCAAGTTGGCTCAATGCTCGACGTTGGGAAGATCAAACTCAAGCAACTCAACAAAATCATAAGTGGTGGAAATAATGAGCTTAGACAATCTTATCGGTAGGTTATCTAAGGTCAGAGGCAAGAACGGTTCTTATACCGCTTGCTGTCCAGCTCATGACGATAAACATCCATCTTTAGCGATTAGAGAACTTGATGATGGCCGAATTCTATTGAAATGCTTTTCTGGTTGTTCAGTGTCAGAAATTTGTGGCGCTGTTGGCATTGATCTGTCAGAGTTATTCCCCCCTGACGATAATTTTAGGCAAATAGCTTCCCCTGTAAAAAAACCTTTCTACGCTGCTGATCTTATCAAGTTATTAGCGTTTGAAGCTATGGTTGTTGGGGTTGCTGCTAATTCGTTGGCTAACGGTAACGCTTTAAGTCAGATTGATCTTGATCGAATGAAAGTTGCTCAAATGAGAATTATGGAAGTAGTGGGGTATATCAATGATTGAGCAAATAGCTGAAAGGCTTGATGAGGCTAGAAAACTCAGATTGATTAAACCTCAAGATATTGACATTGATAAATATCTGAAGAACACTGACGTATCAGCTAAGGTGAAATCCGTGTCTGTCTACATGGATGGCGTAGTTGATGGACTAATTAATCCTAGCTCAGATGATATATGCCCTATGCCGTGGCCTATAACGCACCAGGACTTCAATTTCAGGCTAGGTGAGGTGACGGTATATGCTGGCTCAAACGGAGGCGGCAAGAGCCTTATAACGGGCTTAATAGGCCTTCATTTGATAAAGCTAGGTAAGCGTGTTTGCATTGCATCGTTTGAGATGAAACCGCAGACCACAATTTTGCGGATGATGCGTCAATTTTGTGGTGAGAATTTAAACGATCCTTTGGTGAACGATAGAAATAACTATGTAAAAAGCATAGGCAATAGATTTTTATCATTTGCTTCTGAGAATTGTTTTATCTACGATCAACAAGGTAGCACCACGCCACAGATGACGATAGCAATGGCTAGGTATTGCGCTGTCGAGTTAGGAATACAGCACATTTTTATCGATAGTTTGATGAAATGTGTAATGTCTGAGGATGATCTGAACGAGCAAAAATCATTTGTGAACGAATTGTGTGCGGTTGCTAGAGATCATAACGTGCATATTCACTTAGTTCATCATATTCGCAAACTGCAAAGCGAGGAGGTACAACCTGGTAAGAATGATTTAAAAGGTTCAGGTTCTATTGCCGACCAGGTTGACAATGTATTTTTAGTTTGGAGAAACAAAAAGAAAGAAAACAATCGACGTAACGGTATGCAGTACGAAGAATCTGATCCAGATACGTTTTTAATGTGCCAAAAGCAGCGTAACGGTGAAGCAGAGGAATTTTACGGATTGTTCTATCACCACAATAGTCAGCAATTTATTGAGAAGTTAGGCGGTCAGCCATTCGATTTTGATAACAAAGGACGGTTTCGTGCATGAGTTTTTCGAAGAAGAACGTCACAGGTGTGAAGTCAGACAAGTAATCAAGTGGCGAGTGCAAGACAGAAACAAGGCAATGGAGTACCTGCAAGCGGTAGCAAATAAAAGAGGCCAGGATGCAGCGGACAGGTTAAGGAAAGATTCTGCTGAACAATGGGAACGTAAAAATAGAGGTCTACAAGGAGATTGGAAATGACTAGAGATGACATTGTTAAATGGGCGCATGAAGCTGGAATGATTCCGCCTGGTTGGAGTGCTACTGAAAATCAATGGTACGCACTTGAGGTTTTTGCTGAGTTAGTTTCAATTGCACAAAATGAAAGATGTGCAATGATGTGTGTAGATGATAGCGATAAAGAAGGTTGGGTTGGTAGACATTATGCTGACATGATACTTGCAAGATGGGGTGAGGAATGAGGGCTGCTAGAGTTGACGTAAATCAAAAGCACATTGTCAATTGCTTACGTAAAGAAGGTTACACAGTACAACATTTGCATAACGTCGGTGAAGGCTGCCCAGACATTTTAGTCGGCTACAAAGGATTAAATATCTTGATGGAGATCAAGGACGGTAGAAAGCCTGAGTCAGAACGAAAGCTCACAGCTCAACAAGTAATCTTTCATAAGATGTGGAAAGGACAAGTTGAGGTTGTCACTAGCCCAGAGCAAGCAATTCTGACTGTCTTAGCGCATACCAATGGCAAATAACAAAAAGCCACGTAAGCGTCATGTACCACGTAGGAACATCTTGCCAATGACGATTCGACATAATGCACAGAGTGAGCAAACATTGCAATTAATACCGCATACCGAACTAATGAAGCTACGAGAAGGTGTAGGTGACGAAATAGGCTGGAATACGATCACAGCTCGATTAAACGTCGGGTTAGTGGCTGCATACCAGGCAGATTTTGATCCTGAGTATTACTTGCTAATGGATAGTTTAAAAGCAATTGTTAATGTGCGAGAGAGATTTTTAAATACTGGCAGATGGGGGTTATCTGGCGATGATCTTAAAAGTATTGGCGATGGATTAGTCACTGTTGATAATCTACAGCTATCAATAACAAGAAAACAATTATCAAAAGCTATTGACTATGTATTTAAAAACGCAGGGGCTTTAGATGATGTTTCTAACTTATACGTGCAAATATGAGGATAAATTTAACTGAAGCTGAGTTATTTGTTTGCAGAATGCTAGGTGTTATGCGTAGAGCTGAAGCAATGCACAAAGTATCAAACAAACAGGTCGGTAAAGATGATACATGGTCAATTGATATTGATGGCGTTGTTTCTGAATACTGCGTTGCTAAAATGTTAAATATATGTCCTGATTTAACTGTTAGCGTAAGAAGTGGTGGTGTTGATTTAATTAGCTCAAAAGGAAAAACAATTGATGTTAAATCTACGCGACATAAAAATGGCAGATTACTTGCGACATTAAAAAAAGTTGATGATCCTTGCGATATTTATGTTCTGGCTATTGTGGATGATTTTGGAGCTGATATTGTTGGGTGGTGTAGTAATGACGAGTTATTTTCTGATAAAAACAAAATTGATTTAGGTCATGGTATTGGATATGGATTAAATCAAGAATATCTAAATAAATTTAAAAATGACAAATCCTAATGAAGCAATTGACTACATAATCAAGCACTCACAGGCTTATGCTAAAGCTAAAGCTCAAGTTGCTTACTTGACTGAGTACCGCAAGACTAAGAAAGCTATTTGTTTCCAATCAAGCCTAAGATCAACAATGGCAGAGAAAGAGGCAGACGCTTATGCTCATTCAGAGTACCAGGCTGTATTGGAAGGTCTTAGGGAGGCTGTAGAGGAGGCTGAAAGGCTTCGCTGGATGCTGATAGCAGCACAGGCTAGAGTTGATGTTTACAGGACACAAGAAGCTAGCAATAGATCAATAGATAGGAGTACAAGATGATTACTCAAGAAATAATTAAAAATATTTTTATTTATGAAAATGGAAATTTAATTAGAAAATCTAAAAAAAATATTACTTCATTTGCTGGATGGATAAATACAGTAAATAGAGGAAAAAAATATATAAGACTTAGTATTAATAAAAAACAGCTATATTTACGTCAAGTAATTTATTTGTATTTTTATGGATATATTCCTAAGTATATAGATCATATTAATGGAAATTCTCTTGATAATAGAATTGAAAATTTAAGAGAAACAAATCAAAGTTTAAATACAGCAAATAGTATGCTTTCAAAAGCAAATACAAGTGGATATAAAGGAGTTGTTTGGAGAAAAGATACAAATAAATGGATGGCTCAAATAACTAAAAATAGAAAAAGTTATAAACTTGGCTGTTTCGATAATATTGAAGATGCTGCAAATGCTTATAAAATCGCATCAAAAGAATTTTTTGGCGAATTTGCTAGGTCATAGGCTTCTAATCGCAGCATAGATAAAAGGACAATGTAATGGATAAAAATGTACAGCAAGTTAGACAAAAGTTAGCAAATCGAGCCGAGTTCGGCATGATGAAATACGGTGTCAGCACAGAGCGTACAGACTTATCTGCAAAGCAATGGCTTATTCATGCACAAGAGGAAGCGATGGATTTAGCTGTCTACCTGCAAAGACTTATAGACGATATTGATGACTAAAGATGAAAAGAAATACCTATCGAAACTGGTAGACATTGGCTGTATAATTTGCTATAGGAATGGCTATCCTCAGACACCGGCAGAAGTGCATCATGTCAGGGGATTAGGGCTAGGTATGGGTGTCAGAAGTGGGCATTACGACACTATCCCACTGTGTCCTAGCCACCACAGAGGTAATGATGGGTATCACGGTATGGGTCGCAAAGCCTTTGAACGGAAGTACCAGATAACCGAAATTGACTTACTTGTACAAGTTAAGGGGTTGCTAAATGAAAAAGACGAAAGCTGAAAAGAAGGTCAGTAAGGTGATGACTGAGTTTAAGGGCGGTACATTGCACTCAGGCAAAGGCGGCCCTGTAGTAAAGAATCCTAAGCAAGCTATCGCAATTGCATTATCAGAGGCAAAAATTGCCAAGAAAGGGAAGAAAAAATGAAAGGTTTAAAAAGCTGCGGTAAATGCAAGGGCGGTGAGTGCAAAGGCGGTAAGGGTTGTATGAGGGAAGAAAAAGAAGAAAGCATGGAACATTCCGGTAAAAATGGCAAAAAAGGCATGACTGTAGCGATTATGGTTGCTATGCCTAAGCGTGGTCAGCGTACAGCTACTAATAAGGCGAAGAAGAAATGAAGCCTGGACTTTACGCAAACATTAACGCAAAACGCAAGCGTATCGCTGAAGGTTCAGGCGAAAAGATGCGTAAGGTAGGCGCTAAAGGCGCTCCGACTAAAGCTGATTTCAAAGAATCGGCTAAAACTGTAAAGAAAAAGAAATGATTAAGCGAGGCAAAGAGGAGTTTGCTGGCTATAACAAGCCTAAAAAAACACCTAGCCACCCTACTAAAAGCCACGTGGTATTGGCTAAAGAGGGTGATGAGGTTAAGTTGATTAGGTTTGGTCAGCAAGGTGCTACAGGTAGCCCTGACGGTTCAAAGCGTAATGAGGCATTTAAAGCTCGTCATGCCAAGAACATCGCTAAAGGCAAGATGTATGCTGCTTTCTGGGCCAATAAGGTGAAGTGGTGAGCCATCAAAGCCAGCTTGATTTCGTTGCAGGTGTAAAAGCTAGATTCCCTAATTACTTTACCGACAAAAAGGTATTAGAAATTGGCTCTCTTGACATCAATGGCTCTATTCGTGCCTTTTTTGATACTACTAGCTATATTGGCGTGGACGTTGGAGAGGGTCGTGGAGTTGACGTTGTAGCCAGGGGAGAGGATTTAGTATTTCCTGAGAGCTACTTCGATGTAGTGGCAAGCTGTGAATGTTTTGAGCATAACGAACAATGGGTTAAAACCTTTGAGAATATGGTCAGAATGGCTAACGGATTAGTATTTTTTAGTTGCGCTACTACTGGGAGGCCTGAGCATGGAACCAGCAGGACTAGCAGGGCTGACAATCCTTTTCTTGGCGATTATTATCTTAACTTAACAGAGCAAGACTTTAGAGATAAGTGCGATTTAAGCAAGTTTGAGCAATACGAATTTTCGACTAATGACTCACCTGCTGATCTTTACTTTTGGGGCTTATGCAAGCAATCGTGATATGTAGTACAGGGAACGTCGGCTTAACGGTACTGGTAACTGCTTTAGAGGTCTATGCACCTCATATACCAGTGTACATAAGCTGCAATACGCCTAAATGTTTCGGTAAGCATATAAAGATGATTCCGAACATGGAGTCTAACTTTGGTGATGCCTACAATGTAGCTACAGACTATGCGTTTGCTCAGGGATATGATTCTGTGATCCTGGCTAATGATGATGTAGTACCTACGCCTAGCACTATTACTAAAATGGCAGTAGATTGGGATTTGCTCAAGAACGCAGGGTATAAGGTTGGCTTTTTGGGTACTAGGTCTGACTTTGTATTGCCTGAGCAGAATATACGTTATCCTATCGTCGATGATGATTTTGTAGGTTTACGCTATCGCAGCGAGGGATTTATAAAGAAGGCACAGACTATTGCACCTATCTTTGCGTCAGTCTCTAAAGAAGCATGGAAAGCAGCTAAGTTTCCTAGTGTAAACTGGTATTCTGATAACATTA